ATAAGTGTGCGTTCGCTCACCCGTAGTTTGTCAGCTGCTTCTTTGGCTGTTAGATACTTTTCCATCTGCCCTCTTTCCTTAGTGACATAGTATGACAATACATGACAAGTAACAACTACTCCTCTGGCGTGTCGCGCAATGGCAATGTGGCCAGCCAGATCAAAACCCCGATGATTATCAGTAGCCCTGTAACCTTTTTTGCTGATCCATCAAGGGTAAAATAGGCAATCAATAGGCCAACGTAGGTATAAGTATCAGCCGTTATGGCTGAGATGTACCGTTTGATCCATTTCATCATTTTATCCTCCTTATGCTTGTTGCTATTTGACTGACTAGGACTGCACCAATAACAACGCTTTGGGATTCCTCACGTTGCTCTGGTGTCATGTCCGAGCCAATATTCATGATCGCTTCGGCTGCCTTGGCAAGTTCCTCGATGCCTGGTATTGCCATCAGCTGTGTCGGTACATCCAAAGTCACTGCCTCTGGATTTAGGCTTGGTATCGGGCTAGGCACAGGGCTTGGCTCGATTGGAGTTGGCGATGGTTCGGCGGATGGCTCGGGCAATAACGTTGGCAGCTCTTGCGGTTGTGTTGGTTCTGGTTCTGGTGTTTGTACTGGTGTCGGTTCTAACGTGGGTGCTTCTGGCACTACTGGCTCAAGGCTCGGTTGTGTAGGTGTTGGAATTGGCAAAGGCTCTGGGCTTTGTGATGGCTCTGGTGTGGGTTCTGGCGTTGGTTCGAGACTTGACATAGGTGTTGGTTCTAATGATGGTTCAGGGGTTGGTGTAGGTGTTTGGGTTACTTCGGGCAATAGTGTTGGCGATGGTTCAATACTTGGCAATAATGTCGATTCTGGTGTTGTGGGCGGTTCTGGTGTTGGGCTTGGCGTTGGCATTATCCCTGCGTAGTATCGCAAAGGGCTGTCTGCCGGCAAGGTATCGGAGATGTAAATGGTGTACTGCTGGGCGAAACCACCCTCACAATAAAGGCGCGGTATATCGCCCTTACCCTCAAAAAACTGGTTTTGATTATTCCAGCCAATCTGACGTTCAATCTGATTCCCTTGTGGGTCAGCGCAAGTAACAGTCGTTAAAGCCTGTTCAGCAAAAGCATTGGGCGTGTGCAATAGCATCGTGGCCCCTACGATGAAAGCGACTAACGCCACTCTCAAAGATTTGTGCATCTACCGCTTGGAATCCTTTGCAGTCTTACCAGCTGCGATTGCGCTATCCATCTCGGCTTGAGTCAGTTTGCCATCATCAATTAAGCCCTTGGCTGTTTCGCGTATGACTACGACTAACGGCAACAAGGCAGCCATCAATGCTCCCTTGATTGGCTCGATACCTACACCAGCAGACAAACCAAATGTGGCTAGTCCCTCGTATGCAATTAGCGCGACTACTCGTACTGCAAATGTTTTGTATTTATTCATGATGCCAAAACGTCTTTCGGATCAATGTCTTTGCCAGCACTCCAGCGGATATTGTCGCGCATCTCAAAATGTAAATGTGGACCTGATGAGTTTCCTGTCGATCCCACTTCACCTACGATGGAACCCTTTTTAACTACCTGACCCGGCTTGCATCGAACGGCGTTTAGGTGTGCGTAGATTACCCATCCACCTGGTACTTTTTGAATTACCTGATTGCCGTAAGACTTGCCCCAGTTGGCGTTTTCGATCTTGCCGTCAGCTACGGCCAAAACTGGTGTGCCGGTGGGTACTGCAAAGTCAACGCCTGTGTGGTAGCCCTTAGACCACATCTTGCCAGCCTTTTTGTAGGCCGTTGTAATTTTGCCGTTCTTAATTGGTAAGGCCATGAGTTGCCCTTTCGTGTCATGGCCCTGTACTAATTGTTATTCGGTTGCTAAAACCACATCAGTAATTTCAATACCACATACGCCACAAACAATGTATGGCGATTCTGTTGGCGCGGTAATTAAAAGCGTAATTTCTGCATTTTCGCAACCTACTGTATGGCAAGTTACGTTGTATTCTGAAAACTCTATATCATCCATTTGATGCCGCCGATGTCATTTGTAGTGCTAGCCAGTTTAATGGAACGGAAGCCCTAACAGCTGCGTTTGTTGAGTTTCCGCTGAATATTGTTGCACCTGTTGTTGTAACACTTGCATGAGCCAAAGTTGTGGCGTACAAACTTCCAGATGTTGATGCAACGGTAGCAACAATCAAAGGTGCTTGCGTAAATCTAGAGGCTGGAAAAGTAACGGTCAGTACACCAGAGCCGTTGGTTGTTCCAGAACCAGCCGACATTGCAAAAGATACCGGGCGACTAACACCTGAAACCACGTTGACTATTTGACTTGGGAAGTTGGTAACATCGCCAAAGCGAGCGTCAATATTATTGCCAAGTGTGCGCATTGCGCTGGCACCGTCTTTAACATACGCGGTGTTATCTGGAGTATTAAATCCAAAATTTGTGGTAGTGGCCATTATAGATCATCCCATTCTTGTGTACTTGGAGTATAACCTGCCCAAGTTGTGGTTGGTGGTATTTGGTCCCAAATAATGCTGAGGTATGTTTCGGAATACGCCGAGCAAGTCAGGGCCAAGTCTGCTGTGTATCTGGTCAAGTTCCATGTGTAGCCCTCAACAAAGCCGTCAAAGGTAGTTCCAAAGACTGCCGGGAGTGCGCTTGTGTTTACCCGTAACCCGTTGTAAACGGCAGCTAGCGCATCCCTTGTGGCATCCGACACCGTTGGCGAATGTAAAGGAATAGTTATTTGCTCTGGATACATTCTTGGGTATGCCCGAGATTCTAGGAAATCTTGTGCCTGGGCTAATGCATCCGCTTGGTCATGTAGTTGAGTCGTGCGGAATCCAGATAACTGGCCGTATTGGATAATGGAGTTTTCGTCTCGGGCGTTTTCTGTCCCAGCACGATAAGTCACGTTTACATCGTTAACAATTTCGCCCCATTGTGCGGAAGTGCGTAAACCTTGCGCCAAGATGTCATCAGCTGTCAACGTCAAAGGAATTGCGCTGGCTCTGGTTGCGTATGAATCATAATGCAAATCACCCTCGCCGCCCTCCCAAAGGACACCGCGACCTGAATTGGCTGCATTGGTTGTCAATGTGTAGGCATCATCCTCTTGCGCCGAGTATGCCTGTAATTCATAAACGCCCGGGACTGTCACATTGGCGGTCAAGTTATCTACTAAAGCAAGATTAGTTGCATCGTAACTGGCCCAAGTTGTCTCATTTGGCAAATCATTCCAAGTTATAGTCGCGCTTACATCCGACCATGACTGCAAAAAGGCTTCGGTTAAAATGTTTAAGATTCGTGTGCCGTCAAACTCTTTGGCATAGCCAGCCGCGCCGACCAAGTGACGGTTCAGCTGCGAAAGTGGGCCAACGGCTGTGATCGAATAAATAGCGATTGAACCCTCTGACCCATAGGCTTGCAAACTGATGTCGATGTCCGAGATGATGCCCTCAAAGATTTGCTGAGTTCCTGACGTACCTTTGTTTATTGCAATTGACACCGACTGGCTCAAGGCTAAGTTCAAAGGCTCGCTGGCATCGGTCCACAAGTTGATTGAGGCAAAGCCCGGCTGTGGCTGTGTAGTCACGTCATTGCGACCCATGCGAATCGAAATCGATGAAATCGTCTTATCTGCGTAAGTCGTACCGCCAGCAAAAGTGACTGTCGGATATGGATCATAAGCAACGGTCACAATGTTGCCCCAACTAGATTGATCGCGCCTGTACGGCGTGAGGAGTCTTGAAGTAGTCGCTCAATGCTTCTGCGAGCAGACTCGCCATCGATGACACCGTTCATGATTATGGTCACGCCACCGCCAATACCGGGCGAAATCGAGCCATTGCGACCTGCTGACATAGTTAAGATCTCGGGTCCACGTTCACCTACCAAATAGGAGTTACCACCCGTTACAGGGCCTCCCAAGGCTCGTGCGCCTAAGATACCCTGCTGTCCGGCAGGTACACCGATAAAGTCTTGAAAAGGTTGCTCGACATTACGGCCAAACCAAGTCAAGGCTTCTTTACCCTTGCGATAAGCATCTGCAATGGCGTTGATTGCGTTGGCCACATTTGTTAATGCTTTGGCCATTGTGTTTAAGTTGTCGTTACCCTTTTTTGCATCAGCACCAGACAAAGCACCAAACAAATTGCCAAAGGCTGTTGCCAAATCTCTTAAAGTTGAGCCAAGGTTGTACGCGCCGCCTTTATCGCCACCAGTTAACTCATTTTGTAATGTGCGGACTTTGCTGGTTAATCCACTGTTTGGATCTTTTCCAGTGAATCCCAAAGCGACAAGGTTGACTTGATCCAAAAGGGTTTTCAAAACTGGTATTAACTTTGCGCCTAAATCCTCTTGAATTTCACCAAAACGCTCACGCAAAATTGCTAACTGGCCAGCGTAAGTCTTAGTGTTTTCGGCAGCTGATCCGCCAAATAATTTGGTCAATTCCGTTTGCGCTGCTGTAAAATCGCCAGTCTTTTTAATGCTTTCACTTAAAGGAACGCCTAAGCGTGTAAGTGCGCCAAGGTTTCCTGTGTAAGCCTTACCAAGTGCCAGGCTTACTGTTTCAAGATCCTTGCCAGTTGCGCTGCTTATATCAATCGCAAGGTTAAGCAGTTCTTGTGACTTTGTTAGGTCTTGGGTTGACACAGATAACTGAGCAAGTGCCGGGCGAAGTTTGCTGTCTGAAATACCGTAAGACATTTGCTGCTTGGTAATCCAAGTTTCAGTCGCGGCGATTTGAGAGTCAGTTGCCTTTGTTGTCAACCTCAAGGCAGTTGCCAACTTGGTTTGGCTAAGTTCATCCTCGGCAGCTGCCTGGACTGCATCCACGCCAATCTTTATTGCCATAGCACCAGCGGCCACGCCTACGGCTGCAAAGGCCTTAACCATTTTTGCGCCACTAATTGTTGAAGTTTTGCCAAGTTTGTCTACATCTTTATCAGCACTGCTCATGCCTTGGCCAAACTTGGTCACATCGGCAAGCAGATTAAGTTTTAGGGTACGAGTAGTTGCCATTAGTTTGCTTTACTCCAATTAGTTAAAACACTGTCTACGGCTGCAAACCATCGGCGAGTAACCTCTGGCTGTAATGCCTTAAGCGTTGGAAAAATCCAGTAGCCCTCGTTGCCTCTGCCGTTGCTTGGTGAGCGATCTGGGAACTTGTAACCACCATTTGGAAACAAACCTTTAGAGCCTTTAGCGTTACGATCCGCGCCAAACTCATTACCAAACAAAAGCACACCAGCGTTCGCGCCACCTGATGCTCGGCCTCTTGATCCACCAATAGTGATGTTTGGTACTCGATCTTTATTGCCTCGAACGGTTTGGGCAACAATGGCCGTCTGCGCTGGCATTTGTCCACCGACCATGCCAGACATTTTGACGGCTTGGGCAGTCCACTGGCTAATTGAAGTGACATCGTCTTTCAATGCTTTTTTGCTGTCATCATCCATTTCTTTTAAAGCACGATAAAGCCCTCGCAGATCTTTTTGGTCAGGCTTTATGCTGACTGTTGCCTTTAAGTCCATGTCACCTGTTCCTTTCTGCAATCAGCTCAAAGGCTGTTTCAATGTCCGTGAGCGACCACTGGGCCAGTTCACTTAATGCAATGCCAGTATGAGTGGCCAGTGCGATTAAGTTTCGCTGGAGGCTTCCGGGCTTATGGCTTTTGGGTCCTCTGTCACCACATCAAAAGTATCAAAAACGGTTTCAACCCAAGTTTGATGCATCTTTAGATCGGTGTGACCAGCCATAACACTTGCCTTATAAAGCACATACGTTATGACTTCCAAACTGCCTTCGGAAACTTTTTGCTGGGCTTGAGTAAATGTGTAACTCAAGTCCCTTTCAAGTTGAATCCAAAGCCAAGCCGAGTCATCGCTCACTATGTAGTTAGTGCCCTGTTGTGTCGTGATTTCGTATTTCATAATGGTTGCCCTGTTCTATTCGTTAAGTACGAGTTACTGATCCATCTTCGATGATGAATTCAAGTGTTGTGGTTAGCACGTCAGTGGCCGCGCCACCTGCTGGTGGATACACAGGAAAAACCTTGCCAGCGAATACATCACCATTGGCATCAAACGAAAATGTTAATGCGGTGTCTGGCGCGCTCTTAGCTGCATCCCACAGCGCCGAGCAAATGCCCGTTGATGCGTTCCAGTCTGCGAACATTTCTACTGACAATGTGCCTGATGCGTCTACTGTCTTGTAAGCGCGACCGGCCAATACTTCAAGTACCTGCTGGTTGTTTTCTAGTGCCATTGTGACACTGCTTGCCTGGTCTGCGTAAGACACCGAGTTGATGGTCAGTGTGAGATTACGCCCAGTTACATAAGTTGCTGGCATTTTTCTTACCTCTCTTAGTTGGTTGTTACCATCTCGATGTTGATCTGGCTGATGAGCATATCGGCGTTGCCAATTTGCTGGACTGTCGGCTGTGACCATCCACCGAGCAACGAGATGTTGTTCGCTAGTAGATCAGTCACCGACAAAATTAGGGTTTCAATGTTGGCCAAGGCGGCGCGGTTGTCTGCGGCGTTCACAATGCAAGTGATGTCAAAGCGAACGTGCAAGCGAGTGCCACCAATCGCTGACACTGTGATGTATGGCGATCCCGGCACTAAGACAATGGCTGGTGGCGTAATGTTCTCGTTTGGCCATGCGTAAACAACCCGACCAGCAGCTGAGAGAGTTGCGGCGAGTGCATCACGGTATGTTGCTAAATCAGCCAAGGTAACCTCGGGTGTCTAGGTGCTTGCCAAGTAGTCCTGAAACTCTGGTTAGCATGGAACGGCCAAGGCGGTATGGTGCTGGGCTTTGGAAGTCCACACCTTGTTGGCCTAGTGTGCCGGTTCGAGTGATCCAGATGTCACAGGCGATGGCCAAAGCGGCTTCGCGTACTTCTGGAGTTGTGTCATAAAGCGTGGCTTGGCTAGTCAATACTGCTCGGCCATTAGGAATGATTCTGCGCTTGGTGATGTCTGCGTTGGTTACAGCTGCTTCAAAGAATGTCACGCCGTACTCATCCACGCCTTGATTGCTAACAGTGCGTGAGCCGTTAAAAGGTGAGCCACATCCAGTTACGGTCAAAGCCTGACCGACCACGAATGTGTTGTCGTAGCAGTAAAAGCGAGCGACATTGTTTGTCAGCTGAACGCCGTTGATGGCTACGTCATCAAAAATTAGATAAGACAAGATTAAGTTTTCGGCTGCATCGGCAACCTCTTGCACATCGGAGTCGGCATAGATGTTGCCAATGCCTAACACGCTCTTAAGTTCGCTAAGTGCGATCAATGGCATTTCATACTCCTATCGATGTAAGTGTGTGGGGGACACAGGGCCGCATCCCCCACACTTCTAACTAACGCTGACTTAGGTCAGGTTAAAGCGACGTACTCCACCAGCGGTCAAAACGCCAACGGCTAGGTAACCGTAAAGTGCAGTTTCGATTTCGCCAGTTGTGACTACGTTTGTTGACATACGCAGAATCGGTGATTCGTAAATGGCAACTGCTGATGGAACAACGATGAACGCTGATTCGTCAATAGTTGTGGATACTGCGTTGCTGTCTACATACAGATCAAGACCAAGCACGTTGCCGCGTAGGCTTTGTGGGCCAGCAACTCCGCCGTTGTTCTGTGGGTTGTATGCGTTGTAAATTGGGCGACCAGTTGTGTCGGTTGCGCCCATCAATAGCGACCACTGTGATGTGCCAGCGATGTATGCGCTTGCAAGTTCGCCAGTTGCTAGGTAAGCAGCTGGGGCTTCAGTGGAAACGTAGGAAATGATGCCAGCGGATGATGCTGCAACTGCTGTGGCTTGTGTTCCACCTGCGGTTAGTGCTGCGATTACGGCGGCATCAGTTGCCTTGTTGTAGGCGCGTGTCATGTTGTCGACCATTGCCTGGAAAAAGTCTGGGCTTGAGCGTTCCAAAAGTTCTACTGAGTAACGCTGCATACCTGCAAACTTGTTCACGTCTAAGTTGACGTATGAGGACACGATACCGGTCTCTGATGGGCCAGCACCTTCGTTGGTGTCAGCCACGGTTCCGCTAGTCGTAATTTTCGGATGTGATATGACCATGCCCGAGGCAGTAATGGCGCGTGAGCCGATTGCATCGATTGCTGGGCGTGAGCCAATGGATGTGTCAATGACTTGGTTTACATACTGCACTGGGGTAAACGCTGGGTTAGTGCTGAATGAATCGTCAGCTGCCATTACGTACTGGGCTGAATCATGGTTTCCAAGCTTTGCCTTGACACTGTGCTCAAGGTAAGTTGCCTGGCTGTTGATTGGGCTACGAGGCTTGACGTAGGCCACTGGTGCTGCGGCGTGAACAACCGCTGCTGCGGTCACTTCATCTGCCACTGGTGCGGTTGTTTCTTCCACGATTATCTCCTGTGGTTGTTCCTCGGCAGGTTGTTCCGCCTCGGTGGTTTCTGGGTTTTCCTCATCGGCCTCTGTGGCTGCGACTTGGGAAATCTGTGCATCTTTAAATGCTGGGTTTGTTACATGGGCAACGGCCTCAAGTTTTGCTGCCGATACAACCATCACGCCTTTTTCGATGGTGTATTCGCCGACATTGGCTTCGATGCTAAATGCTGGGCGCAATCCCTCGGATGCTTCGACTAATGCATCATTGCCAGCACCCGTTGGCGCGATCTTGAATGCCATCGAGATTCCTGCTGGGGTGATTTCCTCTGATCCAGCAATACCGCGACCCAATGGACGTGTGCGGTCATGTTCCATGTTCAAAACGATCTGGCTTGGATCGATCTCACCAAATGCGCCAAACTCAAAGCGAACGGGACCAGCCGATGTGTTGCCAACTTTGGCAAAAGGTACGACAAGTCCCTTTATGGTGCGAGTTTCAACATTGGCCGCTAATACTTGGCCCTCAAAACTAAGTTGCATTTTCATTTCCTCTCGGTGCTAAATCCATTTCCTCACGCGCTTCATCTACGTTTATCAATCCGTATTCAAGCATTTTGCCAAGGACTTCGATCTGCTCTAGTGGGTTTCCGCGTAAGTAATCGTCAAGATCGAATCTGACCTTGCTACCGCGTGGGCTGATGTCTCTCATGCTTAAGCGTTCCTCGATGCAACTCATGAATGGGCGCAATGAGAAATCGACAAGACTTCGGCGTTCTTG